CCCCCCTTGGGGCCTCTCGTAATGGAAACATTATGTAAGAACGAAAGCACGTTTCAGTGCGTGTTAGTAGACTTCTCCGTCTGATTGGATGCTCTATAGCATCTGGGGACTATACAGTTGATACTCGGTGTAATTCCGAGGTTACTAAGTATAGATATAACGGAGTAACACTACATCTGCGGTTTAAAACGCATTTGCAGCGCCGGGCTATTCTATATGGGTCATGTATTACTCTGGAGTTAGCATAGGTCGTCCTTTCAGACAACTTCTGTAACAGCAGACGATAGATGAGAACACGTACAGAGTACTACGATGGAGACACGGCGCCTGGAAGTATGACCGTCTACTACAACAGTGACGGCTCGTATCAAGGTACCAGAAATCCTCCTCTCACGGTCTATTGGCCTCGCCCTAAAAAGGTGAAGTTTGTAGAGTATGCGAGTGATTTGTCTGATCGTAATACTAGAAAGAGTTGGAATTCGTTCGCCCATTACAGGCGGACCAATTCATACAACTCTAATAGGGGCTATATGCGAGTCGGGGCAGCCGCGTTTCTGGCATCAGGTTATGATGTCGTTGACGCGATTGCGCCTGACCAACTTAGCACCATGTACATGTTCGGATCACAGGATAATCCTACTGAAGGGTTACCTGCGTTGTTCTCATTAAGTGGAGGGGATCTCATTATTGCAGATCCTCCTAACTTAACAACCCTGATCAATAGAAGCATTAAGCAACTATTACCGGGGATCAAGCCGCAGCTGAGTCTGATTAACTCGATTATCGAGCTAAAAGACTTCCGAAAGCTGCCTGAGACAATAAAACGCAACCGCGAGGTGTACAAACGTGCACGCGCTGTCCTCCTCCAACGAGACGGTAGAAATATCGTCAAGTCATGGGGAAGGCGAACGTTACGTCAGATCCTGGGCGGTGGCGCTGATGATTATCTCCAAGCGGAGTTTAACATCTTGCCACTGTTGTCAGACATTACGGGTATCCGTAATGCGTTGAAGAACACTCGCAATCAAGTGGAAAACCTCTTGAAGAACGAGTCTAAGCTCCTGACGCGGCATTGGTATGCCGATCTGGGAGCCCCATATGTAAGTTTGTCTGATGACTACGGGTTAAACGCCCTGTATAGCATGAACCAACCGCGCTTTGCCAATGAAAATACTGGCTGGGCTGCGATTGGAAACGCGCAATTACTGGGACGTTACCTTTGTCGTCGATCTACT